CTTTCCACGAACAATAACGAAGACATATTCTGGATCAATAATTTCTGGCTCAACTGTTAGGACGTTACGATTTTTAATCAGATTATCTTTAATCTCTTCCTTTTCAAGGTTGGTAAGAGTAAAGTAACCCTTTGTCTTTAGTGAGACGAATACTTTGCCATAGATTGGTGGAATGTTTTCTTCACCGCCCCATACAGAAACCGCCTCGATAAATGGATAATCTTTTGTGATTAGTGCTTCATAATCTGATTTAGTTACGGCACGATTTTGTGTGGTGTAATAGTTTGGCGCACGGAACTTAATTTGATCGTCGGTTTCTTTTTCTGTACCGTTGGTAGATGCTTCAACTAGAGTAATTCTAACATTGGTCTTGAAGCCAGAAATACCATCGCCATCTGTAGCAGAAAACTTGGTGATGTTATTTGACTTAGCACCTACAGTATCGAGATAAGTTACTTGCACAATGTTTCCATTGGCTGGTCTTTTTCCGATGTAGTTATCGCCGAAATAGATGGTATATTTTAGATCGTGATCTTCCTCAACGAAATAAACTGTAGAGTTACTTCTTAGTTCAATGAAGTTATCGGCCAGTGTATAAATGGTTGTCTGTGTGTTTGATGCTGATTCCTGAACACTAACGATTAATGTTGATGTGTCCACGTTACCTGAAGGAATCTGAAATCTTGTTCCAGAGTTTGCTGTAACAGGAAACTGGCGAGTAACAACTTCACCCTGCTTGATACTAACGTTGGTAAATGTAAAAGAACCACCAGTCTTATAGGCTACATTAGAATGAAGCGCCACAAATGGAAAGTTTACTTGATTAATATCTGCGCCGATAAAATTCGTCCACTTGTCTAGTGTAATATAAGTGGCATCCTGATCCTCTGATGGACCTGGTGTGACGATAACATTGATCTTTGCTGTAGCACCTTGTTTAGACATAGGCACATAGTTAACCAACTTAGCATGTGAAAGGATATTATTTCGGATCTGAGCCGTATCAAGGAATGATTCATTAGCAGCCATGTTCAAATAAAAGGCATTATAGTATGTGTTATATGCCAGAATGTCCAGCAATACAGACATACCAGAACCTTCAAAGTCATAGTCCTGAAAGGTGCTCTGGCTGCGAAGATAATCTTTAAGATTGTTGCGAATAGATAGAAAGTCTAGGTCTGCAACTTTAAGTGTATTGTTTGAAGTTGCCATGATAGTTATCGAATCCTTTCAAGGAACATTGTTGTTAATACAGGCTCATTTCTATTGAGAATAATGTATTCTAATCTAACATTGAAACCATATTCGTCTTCGTCATATGATACAGTGACACCGGTTAGTCTAACTCTTGGTTCAAAGTTTTCAATGCAAACTCTGATAATCTTTTCTAAACGAAATTGAGTAGCCGATGTGGTAGGCTCAAATAGTAATGCTCTTACGTCGGAACCAATGTATGACTGAAAAGGACGATCATAGAAGTTGGTGAAAATCAAATTTCTAATCGAACGCTTAATCGCTTCATTGCCTGATTTAATCGACACATCATTCGTCGATGGATTCATAAGAAAATCCAAATCAAGGTCTGAATAATCTGGCTCTCTGTTGATCTGATTTATAGACATAAGAATCCTTTATTTTTATTATTTATGTTCTGTCCAGTTGTTTAATCCAAGGATCGTCAGCCTCTTCTTGTGGCTGATCCGCTCTTTGCGATCTTCTATCGCCAACGCCTTCTGCCTGTGTACCAGTTAAGAACTCAAATGCCATCTGTAGATTAAGACCACCAAATGCTTGTCCCATACCACCTGCTAGATTTACATTACCAGCACCAGGATCAACATGAACATCTGAGCCAACAACGTGAGTTGTTCCTGACATACCACCAACATGTGTAGTTGAACCTTTAAGAGAAGCAGAACCAGAAGCCTCAACGGAGGTATCTTGCTGCGAAGAAATCTTAATATTTTGTTGAGCAGAATTTTCGATGTTTTGCTGTGCTTCGGAAGAAATGCTACCGGCGTCGGCCTTCATTTTAATACCACCACTTTTAGTCTTAGTGGTAATATCTTTTTCAGCAGTTGTGGTAATACCCTTATTTGAAGATGTTGTGGTGATTTCTTCTTCGGCCGTATGATCTGTCTTACCGCTTTCATGCTTGATCGTAACTTTCTTACCATCTTGTTCATAAGATTGATCCGACTTACCATCTTTTGTTTGCTGGAACATATCGCCCTTTTCATTATAAAGGGACATATCTCCTTCACTGGGAACAGAACCGTGCCATCCTTTTGATCCAGCGGTGAATAACTTATCGCCTTGAGATGCTACTGTGGTTGATCCTTTAGATGTATATGCCGCAGCACCGTGTGCTTGATAGTTAATAGAACCTTCTATCTTCTTATTGACATTCTTGGCTTGTGTGTCCATATTGCCACGAATATGTCTATTCATATTCTTGGATGTCATATTATAATCACCCATAACAGTGAGATTATAGTTCTTATGGCATGTCACGTTATAATCACCATATACACGGAGCGACGCATCACCTTTAACTGTGATATCCTGTGCGCCTGAAATGGTCATACGATCTTCACCAAAGATTACTTCATACTTGGAATTATGTGCGGTAATATGTAAAGCGCCATCTGGAAAGAACTCAATCGAAGAACCAGAACGATGTTGCAGAAAGACTGATTCATGTCCTTTTGTAGCATCCATACCAATGTTATTACCAGATCGATCCTTCATCGTCCAGTAATTAGGATATTCACCAGCGCCTTCTCCCGCTCTTGAAGTTCCACGAACGTCATACGGATCTTCTGGAGTCTCTTTTGCTTTGCTATTATTTCCTTTGGCTGCCATAATATTAACCTCCCAAGAACTCTAAACTAAACTGACTGGTGCCAACTCCACCAACGCCACTCTCAAAATGATCTTTCTTCAATGGCTCACCACCTTCTGCGGTTTCTTTAAATATAGTGTTTAGTTTTTGTGCCGTGTCACTTTGATTTAATTTTTTATGCATAGTCTTGGCTTCTTTTTCTTGTTTTGGCGATAGTCTCTTAAACATCTCTTGCATGATTTGAGAAGATTTCCCAAACATTTGCTGCATCATAGAGGCTGCTTGATTACCGCCACCGCTTCCACCACTCTGATTAGCTGGTGATGATCCTGCACCTGGTGACTGTTCTGGACTACTAATAACATTCGACCAACCATTCATATTGTTCATTGTGTTAGCGTCGTATGTCACATTAATTGTGCCATCAAAACTTACGGTCTGTTTGGCTGTACCGTGTGCGGTATCGATAACATACTCGGTCGGTTCTAATTTATCATGACCAAATAACGATGTGTCCCATTGTAATCTTTGCATGACCTGCATTAAATCACTTATGGTGGTTACTTGTGACAATAGATTGGCAGAATTTTCTAAAAATGTTTCCTCATGAACCACACTACCAGTAACATATTCTGTACCATCACCAGTATCAAGTCCTTGAACTAGTTTAGACATACTATTAATAGCGGTTCGCATTTGCGGATTAACGCTACCCATAATGTCTTGCATATAGGTATTACTTGATGGAGAGCCGCCGCCAGTTGCTGGTGGTGCACCGCCTCCACCACCACCTTTACCCTTACTAGCGAGTCCTTGAAACATCTGTGCCATCGACATGACCTGACCAGCAAGTTGCTGCATCATTTGATTGGTCATCATCTTGTCGTTTTTAGTTTTAGCTGTAGGAACTTTCTTAGTTTCAGGCTGCATAAATCCTGTCATTTGAAACAATGCGCCGTGGATTGGCAGACCGTCTAACAAATCTAGTGAATGCTCTTCGCCTTTTTCTTCGATTTTTCTAACTTTAGCTCCACGCTCTTCCGTCTCTTTAATCTTTGGAGGAATATTAACAGGAATCTTCTCCGACTGTAACTGTTGGAGAATCGGACCATTCATAATGTCTTGACCACCGCCGCCTGCACCACCGCTGCCTTTTCTAACAGTATTGGATAGACCTAATACAATACCGCCAGCATCTCCTGCTTGCTTTAATACGGCAACGATTGAACCCGGATCGGGCGGCCCCATAAAGCTATTTTGAGAAAATGCTGTTGGTGAAACAGACATTCCAGAAAACCACAAATCTTCTAGATTAACGTCCTGTTGTGAGTGGCGCATCGGATCAAAGATTGGTGCGGCACCATCTTGTCTTTCGGATGTACCAGTGGCGCTATTCTTATTACCACCGGCGATAACCATTGTAGTAATTTCACCTCTAGGATGTGAAGGTGTTCTTGCGTTTCCCATTATACTATACCTCGTCCTACTGTAGTAGATACACAATCAAGTGTGGTTGTAGAGTAACCACCCATTTGAACTCTATGTGTCATAGAAGCAATAAGATAATCACCCGATCCATATAGTTGAGTGCCACCAGCGTCTTTATCTTTCCATTCTAATGTAATAACATCACCAGCGTGTAATAGTGGATTCCATGGTGCTATCAATCTTAGAGCAACTTTATCTTTTTCTAATAGACCCATTCTTGCTTGGCGTCTAAGCAAATGTTTTTCTACATCGGTTTCGCAACCATTTTGTTGTTGTGCGGTGCCTTTATTAGTTAGTGACTGTTTATGATTGCCGTTCTGAATACATCCTGACATAGTGCCACCTAGAAAACTTCCTGTAGCGTCAGATGGATTCAGAAATGATCCAGCATTGATATTATTTCCGTTTTCGTCTAGACCATTTAGCAAATCAGAGAGCAAGTCATAATCACATGGAAAAGTAAAATGAATGGCTGCTCGTCTAGAACCTTTATCATTATAACCCATGTTCTCTCTATAGCCAACTTCGGAATGATAATATGTATATTTTGATCCTTGTGAGGCTAGACTTTTAAGTGATCTAAAATGATGCTTTGCTTCCCATCCATTATTTTCGTTACCATATGTCATATAATGAATAAAAGATGGATCATCGCCGTCTAGTGCCAGATTTGCTTGCTGCTGTATTACTTGAAATGGATGGATCATCTCGGCGATATAATCTCTCGCCGGACTACAATTCTGAATATCTGGATTAGAAGCACCAATACAAGACTCTAAAACATATCTGACAATTTCATCTGGTGTGGTACATTTCCATGATTTACTTACAAGTGTTTTTGCATCCTTGAGTAGTGATACATCGCAAGCATGAAAAGTCATCTCTTCGGTCTGACCGATGTTAACTGGCATAAACTCTCTGTTGTCTAATCTATAGACAGTCTGAGCCACTTTCATTCTATTACCGAAACCATCTTCCATGTTAATAAACATTATCTGATTTTTAGTAGCATCCCAGTTTTTAAATGGTGTGTTTTTGTATATCTGAGATTGAAACGTGGCAGAAGTCTGTAGTCCAGGAGTCAACAAACTTTCCGTAGTGGTAACTTCTTTACAAGTTGTTTGTTTGAAACCATCTGTGCCACCAATAGTTCCTGTAATACGAACTCTACCCGAGTCTGTTCCTACACCACCATTGCTGCTATTAAAATCAGTAAAACTCGACATTAAACGAGCCTTCTAATATATGTTGGTCTATTAGAAACCATAGCCTTAAACTCATCCTGTATTTGTGTGTAATATTCTGATTTGATTATCTTGATGGAGCGACGATCATCATTCAATCTTTTCTCATGTTCGTAGCAATAAACGATTTCACCATTGATTGTTACCTGTATCTGTTCTCCATTAATGTCATATACATTAGGCACAGCATACTCGCCAGTAATAGCAAGATTACCACGATCTAGTGTCGCACCAAATGCTTCACCATTGTCCAAGTCTGCCAATAGATCCACTGTTTCACTATCTGCGGTATATACAGTGGAGTCGGCAGTTCTATATGTTGTGGATGTCCATGGTTCATAATAGCTGAAAGGAATATCATCTGGCATGTTTTCGGTAAGTCTCTCACCATTCACCCAAAATCTGGTGATATTTTCAACATCGGTTCTAATGTTCTTTCTTTTGATCACCTTTTCATAGTGGTGTGGTGTTGTCAAAGCATATTCCAATGAACCATATTTCTCGATGACATATTGATTAAAAGAGGAATCGTCCAGCGGCCATTCGAACTGTGCGTCCATAATATTATTTGCTAATAGTATTAACCAGGCGCCGCC